GCGCGACTCCCCGCCCTGCCCGGACTGGCCCTGCTCCCCGTTGAGCCGGATCGGGCCGCCACCCGCGCCGCCGCCCTGGACGAAGTCGCCGGTGCCGGCGAGGGGCGCGGAGGTACCCGAGTAGCAGACCGGCACCACCCCGGAGGACATGGTCAACTGGCCGCCGTTGCCGCCGTTGGCCGTGCACACCCCGCCGAAGCTGGAGTTCCCGCCCGGACCGCCGTCCGTGGTCGCCGTCCCGGCGGTGCCTCCCGCTCCCACCACGATCGTCTCCGTGGCCCCCAGCGCCGCGGCCTCGACCAGCTTCTCGGAGTAGCCGCCCCCTGCTCCCCCTGGTTGAGCGGCCAGTTGGGCGGCAGCCGCCCGGGAGCCTGCCGCCCCACCACCGGCGGCCTGCACCACCACGAACACGCGCGCCAGCCACGGGTAGGACGCCTTGCTGAACTGGTGGGTGCCCGGGGTCTTGTAGTGGAGCACCTGGCGCAGGCCCTGCCGTCCAGGGATGAGCGTCAGCCGCCCGTCGTCCCCCACCTCGAAATACTGGTCATCCACGCAGACTGTGGCCATGCCGAACTCCCGCCATGCGGTCATGTGTCCGGCCCTCAACCAGCGACTGCCCAGAGGGTACCTAGGCCGCGCCCACACCCTGCGCGGTCACGTGGACCTTCACCCCGGCCCCGGCCGGCTCCGCCACCCCGGCACCGCGCCGTCCCTTGGTGCGCCACACCCGCAGCACCACATACCAGGCGGCCACCTCCTCCAGGACGGCGAACACCGTCCGCTCCTCGTCCCCGGGGTCCGGGTCGACAGCGACCGCCGTCACGGCCGGGGCCGCCGCGTACGGGGCCGGGAACTCCCACCGGGCGCGCCCGTCCTCACCAGTGGTCAGCACGGCGGCAGACGGCCATGCAGCCGCCTGCACGCGCTCCACCGGGGCCGGCTCCTGCACCTCACGGGGCCCGCCACCCGGGGCCCGGGTGCGGGCGGCCACACGGGTGCGCTGGTCCAGGGTCGCCAGCACCGACCCCAGCGGGTTCCCCACGATCCGGCGGGCCGGTGATCCTCGCATCGCCATCAGGGGGTCTCCGCTCCGGTCGCCGCCACCTGCACCTGCACGCTCTCCGTCCCCGGGTTGTCACCGGTGCCGGCGCTCTCGCTCACCTTCACCCCGGTGATCTTCAGCCGCTGCGCCACCTGCCGGCAGGTGCCCGCGCTGGTGACGTCCAGGCACCAGCCCGGCACCAGGGACGGCACGTCGATCGCCGCCAGCGGACTGATGGTGACCTGCTGGGTGTCGATGACCACCGGCACCGGCAGGCTCGCCCGCCGCCTGGCCCTGGCCGCCTCCACCGCACTGTCGTCGTCGGTGATCTCGCTCATCTCCACGTACCGCTCGTGCAGCCCGTAATAGGGGTCCACGCCGCCGTACGCCCCGAGGACGCCGCTGTTGCTGCTCCCGGCGACCACCCACCGGGACACCAGCGCCGCGCCGTCCTCCGCGACGTCCAGGCCCTCCGGCAGGTCCGCGTCCGACAGCCGGCCGACAGACACTAGGTGGTCCTCCGGCAGCAGCAGGATTTTGGAACCGATGGCGGTGTAGTCGATCCCGGCCTCGGCGAGCTGGGACAGGTGGTCGCCGGTCTGGCCGATGTCCCGGGTGTAGGAGCGCGAGCCCGTCACCCCTGCCCGGCCCACCACCTGCACCGTGTGGCCCGGGTCATCCGGCGCGAACCCGTCCGCGATGAGCCACTGAGCGACCTCGGACAGGTCGGTGTTGGCGAACGCCATGTCCGTATGGATGACGCGCCGGTCCAGCCACGCCAGCACGTCCTGGGCGGTCAGCTCCACCTCGCCCAGCCGCCACGAAATGCCGGTGATGGGCCCGTCCCACACGTACCGGCCATCCCGGAAGATCACCAACCTGTGCGCCCAGGTGGACAGGCGCCCGAGGCGGTTGCAGCAGTCGCCGTCCGGGTTGATGACCACCCGCGCCGACGACACCCCGTCCAGGACCCTGGACCACTCCACATCGGTCAGCACGTTGGCCGTGGCGACGACGGCGCCGCCCCGGTCCAGGATCTGCGCGCTGTGGCTTCCACACCCGGCGACCGCCATTACCGCCCCCGTCCGGTCACGCTGAGGGTCACCAGCGCGTCCAGCGCCGGCGGGTTCTCGATGTCCGTCTCCAGGCAGAAGCAGTAGGTGGCGCAGTCCAGCGGCGCGAAGGTCACCGGCATGCCGTCCATGCCGTAGACGTCAGGGCTGGACTCACAGGTGCCGCCGCACTCCACCGTCGCCCGCCCCGTCTGCCCGTCCAGGGTGAGCGCCCCGCCCGCCGGCACGTACGTGACGTGCCAGTAGCCGACCGGCGCGCAACGGTTGAAGTCCGCGGTCTCGTCGCACGTCATGCCCGGGTCGCCCTTCTCGTACAGGGCGATGGTGACGTTGCGCAGATCCGCCGACCCAGACCGCACGGTGACGATCGGCAGGTCGACGGACCAGTTCGGCCGGTCCGTCAGGTCCAAGTCGTAGCAGGCGCGCTCCGTCGCCAGGGGCAGACAGAAGCAGGTGGCCAGCGGCGCACCGGGCAGGGGCGGGGCCTCCGGCATGCAGCGGGTGTCCGCGCACGCCGCCGTCGGGTCCACACAGGCGGCGTGCTTGCAGCCACCCGGACAGCCCTCCCCCGTGGGGTGCAGGCACCACGTCACGCAGGACCCGTCCAGGTCCATCGGCGGCGTCACCTCCGCGACCGGCAGGGGGTCCGTCCACAGCCACGGCACCGCGGCGGTCATCACCCACTCCACGGTGAGGATGTCCGCCCCGGACTGGCACTGCCCGCTGGAGCAGCCCGTCCCGGCCCGCGCCGTCACCCGCGGCCCGTCCACCAGGGCGACGCGGCGCAGCGTGCGCCGGTGCCGCTGGTTGAACTCCTGCGGGCTCAATCCCTCGCCGGGGCAGCAGTTGTAGACCACCAGGCAGTCCCCGTCACACTCCCCGGCCGCGCACCCCTGCAGGGCCTGGGAGAGGAACTGCCGCCCGTACTCCACACCGCAGCAGGTGGAGCCGAGCAGGATCGCCGTCACCGTGATGGTGCGCGGCAGCGCGCGGGCGGGGCCGATGGCGCCGCCGCCGACGATGCCCCCGGTGACGGACCGCTGCACCGGGTGGTCGTCCAGGCCGTCCACGCTGAGCACCATCACGCCGGCGAACTCCGTGGACTCCGGCACGTCCGGGTCGTACCAGGGCGCGGGGCTGTCCGGGTCATCCGGTGTCGTGTACGGGAGCTGCTCCAGCACCTCATGGGTGAAGGAGGGGCACCCGCACCCGGCGTGGGAGTCCAGCGGCGACCCGACCGTGTCCAGGTACTGGCTCAGCCGGGCATGGTTCACCACCTCCACGCCCCCGTACTCCATGTACCACTCCGCCGCCATCAGCTCACCCCTGCCGCGTGTACGAACCGGTTGAGGACGCGCTGCGCGGTCACGGTCGCGTCCCCGACTTCCCTGATGTCCCAGTGGTGGTTGTGGACCACCGACGCCCCGGCCTGCCCGCCGCCCCCGCCGGCCGGGGCGGGCCCGGCCTGGCGCACGCGCTGCGCCCGGGTGAGCGGGATGACGTCCGCGCCCAGGTCCCCGACGCCTCCGAGGGAGGAGGCGACCCGGCCGGGCAGCAGGTCGAACTGGCCGGCCACCGCCGTCACCACGGCGCGGGCGGAGGCGGTCGCCGCGCGCAGGATGTGCGCGATACGGGCCACCAGGCCGACCTCCAGGCCCATGCCGGTGAACTCGCCCAGCCGCCGCATCACCCGGGACGGGCTCTTGATCCGCAGCGCCGTCCTGATGGCGGACTGCATCCCCTTGGCGATGTCCAGCATCAGCTTCTCGATGCTCTTGCGCTGGGCCTGGAGACCGGTCAGGAAGCCCTTACCGGCCTGCTTGCCCGCGTCGAAGAGCACGTCCGCGCTGGTGTTGCCCAGGCTGGTAGACGCCCGAGTGAGGTCCGTCTGAAGGGAGTTGAGCCGCTTGAGGCTGTCCCGGGTGGACCCGGCGAGCGACTCGGCGAGCTGCGCGCCCTGGACGGGGCCGAGGCTGACGATCTGCTCCAGCAACGCCTTGGACAACCCCTTGCGGGACAGGGTGTTGATGTTCGCCGTGAACGTCCTGACCTGCTTGAGAGCGTCCTCAAGGCCGGATGCCAGCCCCTTGGCGGTCACCTCCCCGCTGCGGGTCAGGTTCTGGAGGCTGAACGCCGCCAGGGCCTGCTTGGTGGTGTCCGCGGCGAACTTCTGGGCGTCCGCGATGCGCTTGACCAAGTCGTCGCGCTCGGCGGCCAGCTTGGTCAGCCGCTTGTTGCCGTCGTCCAGCATCTTCACCAGCCGGTCGTCCACCTTGGACCTCGTGCCGGCGAACGCGTCGGTGATGGACTTGACCATCTTCTCCGTGGTGCTCTTGATCTGCGCGGCCGTGCCGGTCAGGCCCTCGATGAACCCTCGGCCGACCTCCCGGCCGATCCTGGCGAACACCTTCGAGGGGCTGTGGATCTCCAGGGTGTCCCGGGCGGCGACCGCCGCGGTGTTGGCCATCTCGCCGGCGGCCGCGGCGATCCGGCCCGCGCCCGCCTGGATGCCGTCCACCATGCCCTGGACCACGTTGGCGCCGACGCCGTCCAGCAGCTGACCGATCCCCGCCAGCAGTGTCCTGAGGGTCGACACCGCACCGCCCACGGACGCGCTGGTGGTGGTAGCCGGGGCGGCCAGGGCACGGGTCTGGGCGGACAGGATGCCGAGCAGACCGGACTGCGCGGCGAGCTGGGCGGCACGCTTGGGCTTGGTCAGCGGGATGACGACCTCGGGCCCGGCCTCACCGATCAGCGCGTGCGTGGGCCCGTAGACGATGCCACCTCGCGCGAACGGCAGGTACTTGCGGACCGAGCCCGGCAGACCCGCCTTGATCTTGCTCATGATCGTGCCGCCGATGTTCCCCAGGGCAGCGGAGATCCGGCCCCCCAGCCCTGAGAACACGTTGGCCACGCCGGCGACGAGGTCCGACGCCGCCCGCCTGGCCCGCCCCCCGGCCTCCACGATCTTGTCCCACAGCCGGCTGCCCAGCGACGACAGGGCATCACCCGCCCGGCGCGGCAACTGCCGGAAGAAACTGACGACCGACTCGATTCCCCTGGTCACCGCCGTCTTCGCCGACTCCCACGCCTGCGTGATCTTCTCCCACAGGCGCGTTCCCAGCGACGACAGAGCCGCGGCAGCCCTCGACGGCAGGTTCTGCACGAAAACGACGACCGCGTCGATCCCCGTGGTGACGGCGGTCTTCGCCCACTCCCACGCGCCGGTGATCGCGTCCCACAGCGTCTGCCCCAGCCCTTGCAGCGCCTCCCAGATCCGGGTGGGGAGTGTCGAGAAGAACGTAACCACGGCATCGAAGCCCGTGGACAGCGCGGTCTTCGCCCACTCCCACGCGCCGGTGATCGCGTCCCACAGCGTCTGCCCCAGCCCCTGCAGCGCCTCCCAGATCCGGGTGGGCAGCTCCGTGAAGGCCCAGACGACGCCGGCGATCGCAGTCGCCAGGGCGATGCCGATGGAGGCGACCGCCGAAGTGAACAGGTCCAGGAGCAGCCCCGGCAGAGCAGCCAGCGCGCGCATGATCTCGCCGGGGAGTTCGGAGAACCACTGCGTGACCGCCCGCCAGCCCTCCGACAGCGCGGTGGTCGCCCCGTCCCACAGCCCGGTGAAGAACTCCCCGACCTGCGTCGTCGCCTCGTCGAGCCACTGCCCGATCTGGTCGGGCAGGCCGGTGAAGAAGTTGACGACGGAGTCGAAGCCCTCCGACACCCCGGAACTCACGTCGTCCCACAGCCCGGACAGGCTGTCACCGAGCCCCCGGAAGAACGTGATCGCCCCAGCGCCCTTGTCGACAATCCACGTCAGGGCGTCGGCCAGGCCGGACAGGAGATCAATCAGCGTGCGCAGGACCGGCAGTACAACGTTGACCGACACGAACTCCAGGACCGCGCCCACGAACTTGATCACCGGCGGCAGGAGCGGCATCACCGCTTCCAGCAGCTTGACGAACGAGGTGACCATCTGTCCCACGAGGTCCACCAGGCGCGGCAGCTGCGGGAGCAGCGGCTCAATCGCCCGCACCACGAGATCGATCAGCGGCGGGATCAACGGGGTCACGGCTTCGACAACCCGGACGAACGCGGGCGCCAACTGTTCGGCCAACTGCGGGGCGAGCGCCAGGATGGGCGGCAGGATGCGGGTCAGCGCGTCCCCGAGAGCCGTGCCCAGGGTCTCGGCCAGCGGCTTGATGCCCTCGGCGACCTGTGCGAAAGCCTCGGCCAGCGGCGGCAAAATTGGCATAAGCGCATCGGCGACCGCTTCGATAATCGGTGCGAAAAGTGCGGCCAGCGACTCCAGGACCGGGGCAAGGACCGTCGCCAGGGACGCCACCACCTGTGCTACCAGCGGCAACAGCGGTGACAGCGCTTCGATGACCGATCCGATTGCCGCACCCAGCGGTTCCAGCGCGGGCCCCAGCAGCGCGAACGCCTCGGCCAGGGCATCACCGACAACCTGGAGACTCGGCGCGAGAGCGGCAAGCGCCGGACCGAGGGCGTCGATCAGTCCGGTGATCGCCGGACCGATCGCCTGGAAGACCGGCTCCAAGGCCGGGACGATGGCCCCGATCTGGGTGACGACCGCCGACAGGATCGGACCGAGCTGGGCAGCGATCTCCCCGACCGTCGAGAAGATGTTGCCGATGGCCTCCTGTCCAGCGGTGCTGTTGACGAAGTCGCTGAACGCCTGGGTGATCTGCTGGAGGTTGGCGAGGAACCCGGACCCGGACGCGTCCGCGGCGCTGAACAGGCCACTGATGATGTCGCCGACGTTGCCGAGCACGTCCCCGAGCTGCGCCACCGCCGTCAGCGCCTGGTCCACCCACCGGACGGCGTCCCCGCCCTGCGCGGCCCGCTGAAGGAACTCCCCGAACCGCTGCCCCAGGTTGCTGATCCCGGCGGCAAGTTCCCCGCCGAACCGGTCGCTGATGACGGCGGCCACCTGGAGCAGCCCGGCGGTCAACTTGTTCGTGGTCTGGGAAAAGCCCTCCGTGGCCGCCTGCGCGGCAGCCATGATGCTCGCGACGTTGGACACCCCGGCCGCGCCCTGGAGGTAGCCGAGCACGTTCCTGGCGGCCACACCCCAGCTCGTGGAGATGCCGGTCAGCCCGTCCTTGAGCGGCCCGGACAGCGCCTGGGCGGTGCGGGTGATCTGCCCCTCGATCTGGGCAAAGAACTGATCTTGGACGGTGGTCTTCAGGTCCTCGAAGGCCGGCTTGAGCGCACGCACCTCCCGGGCCGCGGCCTGGGCCTTGGGAGACAGCTCCTCCAGCGCCTTGTTGAACTCCTCGGCCGTCCCGGTCAGCGCGGCCGTGAAGGCTTCCTTCACCCCGGACAAGGCCAACTTGAGGCCGCCCAGGGCGGCCGTCGCGCCGAGGATGGCGGCGGGCATGGCGGCAATGAGCCCGGCCGTCGGGGCGAGCGCCGCCACCAGGCCGCCCACGGCCGTGGCCGCGCTCGCCGCGGCGATCCCGACCGCACCCAGTGCCAGCAGCCCGCCCAGCGCCCCGACCGTCCGGCCGGCGATCCTGCCCAGCGCGCGCAGCGACCGCCCCAGCCGGTCCGTGTCCGCGTCGACCTCGACGTCGATGTTCGGCGGGTTGTGCGCGCGGATCCGCGCGTCGAACCCGCTCATGTCCGGGTGGACAGGGATGTTGATGGCCTCGATGTCGGACAGGCCAGCGAGGAGCCTCGCCTCGAACTGGCTCAGGTCCGGCAGGATCGGGATGCTGATCCCGTCCAGGTCCCGCAGCCCGCCCAACAGGCCGCGGTCGAACCGGCTCAGGTCCGGCAGCACCTGGATGTTCAGCTCGAGGTCGCCCACCTGCTGGCGCAGCGTGGAGGCAAACCGGCCCGCGTCCGGCGCCACGCGCACCAGGACGTCATCCAGGCCCCGGAGCTGCGCCCGCAGCGCGGTTTCGAACCGGGCGACGTCCGGCTCCACCTGGACGGCGGCCTCAACCCCGCGCAGCCCCTGCCGGATGTTGCGGGCGATGGCCCGCCCGATGTTGCGGGTGGAGCGCTCCAGCGCCCGCTGGATCCGCTGCCCAAGATCCCGGGCGTCCGTGGTGGCTTCCGCGTCGTCCAGATCGATAGTGATCCGGGCGCTGCCGTAATCCTCTTCCTCGCCGGCCACCGGGCCCCCACTGGTGAGTGGTGGTGCCCGGCCCTAAACCAGTCGGCGAGAGGCGGCCCCCGCACCCGGGGGCCTGCCAGAGTTCCAGCCTATCCGCTACGCCCGCCGCTGATCTGGGCGTCCTCGGTGGCCACGCTGGACATGAGCGCCTGCACCTGGGCCATGCTCATGCCCCGGCCCTGCCCACCTGGGGCTGTTCGGGGTGCCGTGCGCTGGCCGCGCGGCGGTGCGTACAGGCGCGCCCTGGCCCGCTGTCGCTCCTGGTCGTCCTTGGCCGCGGCGTCCATGGCGGCCTCCGCGGCGGAGAGCATCGTGCGCAGCCGCCAGGCGTGGATGTCTACCCCTTCGAGCGCGAGCGCGCCGGCCCACTCTTCCCAGCCCTCGGCGATGCTTTCGCAGAGCCGCCAGACGACCCAGTAGGGCGGGCGTTCGCGCCACCCCCGTACAGCTCCGTCGTCCACTCCATGAGCTGGATCAGGACCCGGTCCGGCATCTGCATCGCCCACCTCACGCGGGCACCATCGACCTGCTCGGCGGCCTGCTCCGCCTCGTCCCAGTCCTGGTGGGTGGAGAGCGCGACGCCGTCCCGGGAGACCACCTCTAGGGCCAGGAACTCCCGGGCACTGGCCGGGAGCATCAGGCGGGCCACGAACTCCCGCAGCGCCCTGGTGGCCTTGCGCAGCGCGACCGGGTCCAGCGTGGACAGGTTGTCCGTGTCGACGCCGGACGCGGCGGTCTGCGCCTCCTTCAGCCCCGTGAAGGCGTCCAGGAACTCATCCCCGAGCACCTCCGGCTCGAAGAGGAGGTCATGCCCGTTGACGCTGGCGACGTGGGGCTCAGTGTTGAAAGCGAAAGTCTTGGTTGCCACGGGGTGTGTCCTTGTCCTCCGTGCCTCGCCCGGCCCTCAACCAGTCGGCGTGTGCCCAGGGTAGCCGCCTGCCGCTACCGGCCCAGGCGCAGCGCCCGCCCCAGGAAGTTGTTGGGCCTGGTGCCCGGGTGCCGGACCAGCTTGGTGAACACGACGTCCCCGCCGGCCTCGAACCGCAGGTACTGGCGGTTGCGCGGCCGGATCAGGTGCGGGCGGGTTCCGTCCAGCACCAGGCGCACCTTGGGGTGGGTGCAGATGACTGCCCCCTCCAGGCCCCGGGAGCCCTCACGGATGTCCGTCTCGATGTAGTCGCCCATGCTGCCCGGGGCCTCCGCCGCCGCGATCCGGGCGACGCGGTCCAGGCGCCGCTGGAGCTTGCGCCGGGCCAGCCCGTTACGGGCCCTCAGCAGCCGCCCGATGGCGCCCTGATCGACTCGTACCTCCACGCTCACGGCGTCGCCTCCTGCGGGCAGCCGCAGCCCGGCAGCGCCACGGTGACGCGCTGCTCCAGGCCCACGCAGCCGCCCTCCGGGCCCACCGTGCGCGCCTCCCCCACGAACACCACCCGGCCGCGCCGGTGGTCCCCCGTCGCCGGCAGGCAGCACTCCAGGGCGTTGTGCACCGCGACCAGGTCCCGGTGCAGGATGAGCGCGGCCTGGCTCTGCTCCTCGCAGGTGGGCGGGCAGCCGTTCTCGCTCATGGTCGGGGCGCAGCGCAGCAGCGTGACCACCAGCTCCACCGCCATCCTGGTGGGTGTGGCGCACAGGGTCCTGCCCCTCGCCTGGGTGGGGGGCAGGGTGCGGTCGGCGGTGGGGAACTCCGTGGACGGGAACAGGCGGGCCACGTGCACGGAGAGTTGGCCGCCGGCGCCCTCGGCCGGGGCGCTGCCGCACGGGTCCTCGCAGGAGTCCCAGGCGGGCAGGCCGGGCACCAGGCAGGACCGGCAGGGGCAGCCAGGCTGCCCGTCCACCTGCTCGGCGGCATCCTGCAGGGCGGCGCACACGCACCCCAGCACGGCGTCCGCGACGTCCTGCACGGCGTTCAGGTTCAGGGCCATGTCGTCTTCCGGGGGCGCTGGTAGTCCACGCTGTAGACGCGGGACGGGCGGGTGAGGCGGCCGGGGTTGACGGACAGGAGCCACATGTCGACCTCCGGGATCCCGGTCAGGCCGCTGCTGTAGAGCAGGGTGGGGTCTGGCATCTCCATCTCCACGCCCTGGCGCTGCACCCGGGTGACGCGCGGGTTGGCCTTGCAGCCGCAGGAGCCGCCACCGGTCGCCCCGCAGCCGCGCAGCAGGTGGCACACCATGGCCGACACCGCGGCGATCGCGGAGTCATCCGGGGGGATGCCCAGGCCGTAGGTGACGGTGAAGGTGCCGAGCGCGCCCTCCGGCTCGGCGAGCTCCTGGCACTTCGGCCAGCACTCCCCGCCCAGGCGCACCAGCAGGCCAGGGGCGTCCACCCGGAACTCGACCCCGGGCAGCAGGTCCTGGCCGTCGACGTTGACCCGCATCACCTCCGCGACGGGGCCTTGCAGCTTGACCTCACACAGCTCCGAGCAGGAGCAGCCGCGGGGACGGCACCCGCACACCGACGCGTTGCGCCACTGGCCGTCCACGCCGATGTAGGGCACCCACGGGCCGGTGCCCACCCCGGCCTGGAAAGAGATCGGCCCGCCGTCCAGGCACGCCTGCCGGCACGGGCGCACCGTCACGGGACAGACCCCGATCCGCCGGCCGGACAGCCGCCACAGGGTCTGGGTGGCCACCCGCCGCCAGCGCTCGAGCGTCTCCTCCTCCACGCCCTCGGTGTCGCAGCACAGCTCCACCGGCCAGGGCTCGCAGGCTGTGGTCTGGAGCGGCATAGCTCACCTCCCGGTGACGGGTACGGTGCAGCCGCGCGGCACCAGGCCGCGCGGCTGCAAGGGGTCACGGGGTCAGGGCCGGGACCGGCACGTAGTCACAGGACGGCACCGGCGGCGGCGTCGTCGTGACGAACGTCCGCCGGTGGCAGTCCGCGCTGAGCGGGGTGAGCAGCGGCCCCGGGGTGCCGGCGGCGTCGATGGGCATGACGTCGTACGGGCCGACACCCCAGTTGCCGCCGGCCTTGGTGGAGCCGGTGATCTGGAGGGTGACCGCCTCCGCGCCGATCTCCAGGTCGCCCAGCAGGCCGTTGGACACCCACGGCAGCAGGAAGTAGATCCACTGGCCGGTGGCACCCTCCGCGCACGCCTCGCCCAGCACCTCCGCCCACAGCTCCAGCGCGAAACCCGTGTCGCACTTCACCGAGCAGGTGTCGAAACCGATCGGCTTGCCGTCGTAGCCCAGCACGACGGGGTTGCCGGTCAGGATCTCGATCAGCTCCGGGGAGACGGAGAAGACGTTGGCCTCAATGTCGAAGCCCCGGAAGGTGGGGCAGCCCTTCTTGTAGCCGCAGACGCGGCCGTTGGCGGCCTTGTACTCGATGTCCTCGCCGTCGTCGCTGTTGTTGTTCATGGCGAGCGAGGCAAAGCAGTCGAAGACGTATCCGTTGTCGGGCCCCGGGATGGGGTTACCGCACTGGTCGAGTCGCGTGACGCGCATGACGTCCGCGTTCGCGATGAGCGGGCAGGACATGCCGGCCTCCTTGGAACAGGAGTCCGGCCCTCAACCAGCGACATGTGCGTCCGGCCCTAAGCCAGCGACGAAGTCAGTTTAGCTGCGGCCGGGCCCTCGGACCCGGCCGCGAACAGGGCGCCTTCCAGACGACCGGCTGGCCCCCATCAGGAGGAAGGTCAGGGGGCCACGGCGTGGGCGTGCACGGTGACCCCGGGGGCGTTAGCGCCGACCGCCAGGACGCCGATACCCAGGAGCGTGACACCAGAGGCGGCCAGCACGTGGACGGTGGTCTGAGCGGCCGTGTTGGAGGCGATCCGGGCGGAGCGGAACCCGTCCCCGGCGTCCACGGCGACGGTGACGACCGGGGGCGCAGCGAACGCCCCGGCCGGCCAGGTGAAGGTGGCCACGCCGTTGGCGCCGGTGACGGCGGTCGCCCGCTCCTCCCGCCGCTGCGGCGCCTCGTAGTCCCCGGCCGTCGCCATCAGATCTCGCGGGTGCTGGTGACCAGGAGATCGGACCCGGCCACGCCGGTGAAGGCGTAGGCGTCCTGGAGGCTCTCGCCGGCGTCGCCGCCCCGGTCCACGCCCCAGGTGAGGGAGGTGCCCTGCGGGACCGTCACGGCCGCGCCGCCGCCGATGGCCACCGACGCGGTGCCGGCGACCACGACCAGGGTCACGGAGCGGGCGCCGGCCGGGATCGTGACCGTGCCCGCGCCGGTCTGCCGCTGGAGGGTGCCGTCCAGTTGCGGGCTGGCCGGCGCCGTGGGCGCCTCGCAGCGCCGTACGGTCCCCACCGGGGCGTAGGTGCCGCCGTCCAGGTCCGTGTCCACCGGCACCAGGGCGCCGCCATCGCCCAGGACGTAGCGGCGCAGGAACGCGCCGTTCGAATCGCACAGGATCTCGTACTCGACGTCCGCCCGTCCTGCGACGCTGCCGCTTGTGCCTGCCATGGTGAGACCTCCGGGTTGTGGATCAGGCGATCCGGGTGAAGCGGAAGCTGTGGGCCCACAGAACCCTCTGTGAGGTGGTGCCGGAGTCGGTGCGCCAGGACCCCTCAACCCGGAGGGTCGCCGGGCCGACCACCTGATACTGCGTCCCCAGGGAAGCGTTGGCCTGGATACCGTTCGTGCCCTCGGCGGCCTGGTCGGTGAACAGGATCACCCGCCGCCCCGCCACCGCGGCGCCCGCCGTGACGTCGAAGACCCTCGCGTCGATGATCGCGTTGGTGACACCGACCCCCCACGCGATGGACCCCTGGAAGTCGGCGCTCACCTCGTAGAGACCAGCGACCGGCAGCACCAGGTCCGTCCCGGGGAGGGGAACCCACGCGGTCTGTGCGGCCGCGTCCAGCGACACGACACCGGACGCCTGCCCGGTCTGGGGGGTCGTCCGCAATGAGCCGGCGGTGCCCGTCATGGCGCTCGCCTCCTTCGTGTGGGGTGCGGGGCCGCCCGGGTCGGCGGCCCCGCCGTGGTGGTCAGGCCGTGTAGGTGAACAGGAGGAGGTACGTCGTCCCGGCGTCGGCGCCCGCGAACGACGCAGCGTCGAGGGCGGTGTCCTGGTCGCGGGTGACGGACCACGTCACGTTGGCCCCGGCCGGGATCGGCACGGCCGCCCCGTTGGTGAGGGTGGCCAGGACCGAGCCCGCGGAGACGAGGAGGGTCACCGACTGGAGGCCGGGGAACTGCGCCGCCAGGTCCACGGGTGCGGTGCCGGTGAGGCTGCGGGCCCCGGTGGAGACGACGGCCGGCGTGCCGTCGTCACTGCCTGGTGTGGCCCCGGCGCAGGCGGTGACCTCCCCCTGGGGGGCGTAGGTAGCGCCGTCGAGGGTGGTGTCGAAGTACGACACCCCTTCCGTGTCCGGGGCGACGGTGTAGTGCCGCAGGAACGGCACCGCCTGGCCCTCGCTGGTCCCCGGAACGCCCGGCCCGAGGAGGGAGACGTCATCGAGGAGGGCGTCGATGAAGTCGCCGCCGACCTGATCGGTGAACCGGACCGTCATCTCGGTGTCGGTGGCGACGATCGGCACCGGGCCGACCACGCCGTCCGCCGGCCACAGTGGGCCCCCGCTGACCGCCGCCGGGGCCACTGTCTGGGAGTGGAGGACCGCACCGGACCCGTCCAGCACCTCCACGAGGACGCGCTGCGGTGTGGTCCCGCCTGTGCTCCAGATGCCGATGCGGGCCGACAGGTTGTAGGTCAGGCCGGGGGTGACGGTCGTGGTCTGCTCAGCCCTACCAGCCGACTGGTTGTTCTGGGAGAAGTCGAGGACGCCGACCTGCCCGTCAGGGCCCCCCGTGGGCACGTACGCCGCGCCGCCGATGATCGTCCATCCGTCGAGGTTCGCGGCGAAGTGGCCGTTCGTGATCCTCTCCGGGGTCTCGCCCGGGGTGGTGACCTCGGTGACGTCACACAGGAGCACCGTCTCAACGCCCGCGCCTTCGGCCGTGGAGCCGCTGCAAGGGGCTACGTGCCAGCCGTCGGGGACGCTGTCCTGCCGCTGCCCGTCCTCGTCGATGTAGTAGACCGAGCCGTCACAGCACACCATCCGCGTCCACGAACGCGTCTGCGGGATCACCTCGTAGAACACCTTCAGGTGCACCATCAGCCCGGCGCCGCCGCCGACGGTCTCCTCCACGTCCAGGTAGAGGTAGTTCCGGCCGGCCGTGGCACCGGGGATGGTGTCAGGGCCGAAGGTATACGTGACCCCGTTGTGCGTGGCCGTGGCCGGGAGGGCCTGCCACGCGCCGTCATTGAGGCGGAATGCGCGCCCGACCTGGTCCGCGTTGAACACCGTTGCCTGGACCTTGATGGTTGCCGGGTCGGCGTTGTCCGGCAGGTCGAAGTACGCGCGCGGGAACCAGTGGGTGTTGAGCAGCGACGGCCCCTCGTTCGGCCGGGCCGGGCTTGACTGCGCCGACGTGCCAAAGGGGTGCGGGCTCACCCACCACGCCGGACGCTCCGTGTCGGAGTCCGTCACGCTCCAGGCACCGGAGTACTGGTACTGGTACATGTCGTACCAGGGCGGGTTCGCCGCGTTCAGGTCCGTCGTCCACTTCCACACCGGGTCAACCGTGTTGTCGTTGCGGTGTTCCTCATTGGAGATGAACTCCGCCGACTGGACCGGATCCTGTTGGATGCAGACCTGCACGGGCTGGCAGCAGTCGTCATTGCACTGGCCGACCGTGCCGACGCCCCCGTTGAAGAGCGTTGAGCCGTTGAGGAGGGTGTCCGTCACGCGGGATACGGCACCGGTGGACGCGTTGTAGACGATGTGCCGCAGGAACGGCGTCACGGTGCCGTCCGGCGCCGTGTGGCATAGGAGCAGCGGCTCCGCGTCGGCGCCCTGGGGCTGGTCCTGCGTCGGCTGGCACACCTTGACCGTGGCCGGCGGCACGTAGGCCGTGGTGCCGTCCAGGAGCGTGTCCGTGATGGCGGTGACCATGCCCTCGCAGTCGCGGCAGATGCGGCGAAGGAACTGCACGTCCGGGGTGACCTGGAGCGCCCCGACCCACGCCGTGCGGAAGGCGCCGTTAACGGCCCTGCGGGGGCCGAGGAAAAGCGTGGTCAGGGTGGACACCGGGCCGGGAGTGCGGAACCGGGCAGACACAGCCTTGGTCGGGTTGGCCAGGTTGGCGCCGGTGGGATCGGCGGGCTGCGTGACGTTCACGCACGCCAGGCCGGTGACCGCGTTGTAGTTCCACCCCGTGGGGAGGCTGACGACCTCCAGGCCGGCCGGGAGCTGCATGCAGTGGTCATCCGGCTCCGGCGCGGAGCTGAAGTAGCCCATGTACACGGAGAACTCGACGACCGACGGCTCACTGAAGGTGAACGTGTACGGGGTGACCTGGACGTTCGGGAAGCTCGCCGGGTTGCCCCACCAGGCGCCGTCCGCGTTGCTGACGCTGCTCCCGATAGCGGTGAGGCTGGCCCTCGCCTGCCATGCCACACCGTTGGGGAGCGTCCCCGAGGACACGCCCTGTCCGGTGATGGTGGCGGGGTCCTCCGCGCACAGGATCAGCGTCTCGCAGTCCTGGCAGCCCTGCGGCGGGCAGACGCCGACCGTGCCGGCCGGGTCCGGGGTGTAGGCGGTGCCGTCGAGAAGGTAGTCGCTGTGGCCGACGATCGCGCCGAGTTCGTCGCGCCGGTAGTCCCGAAGGAACTCGGTCACGGTGCCGTCTGCGGCGGTGTGGCACAGGATGACGGCGTCCTGCTCGGGCTGCTCGACGCCGACCGGGCAGGTCGTGACGGTGCCGGTCGGGGTGTAGGTGGCGCCGGTGACGGCGTCGACCAGGCGCACGGCCTCGATGGCGCCGGTGTCGTCGTAGCTGTACTCGATCAGCACCAGGCCGGCGACCGTGCCGTCCGGCAGCACGTCACAGAACGTGCCGGACACCTGGATTGAGCGGGAGTCACCGCATGCGACGGTCCCGGCCGGGGGCGGGCCCGCGCTGTAGGCGCCGGTGGTGAGGTTCAGCCAGCCCTCGGACGCGACGGTGCCCGCGCAGTCGCGGACTACTGTGACGGCGATCGGTGTCCCGTCCGCCAGGCACAGGCCGACGGTGGCGGTCGGCTCGGTCGGAGAGGCGCAGTCCTGCTGTACCGCGCACGGAACGACCACCGTCTGAGTCAGGTCTACGGTGTCGCCGCTGACCTGATCGAGCCATGTCGTCTCGCCGGTCTTGCAGTCGCGGAGCCCGTACGCCGTCCGGATCTCACCGGCCCCGGTGACGACACCGGTCGCGACCACGCCGCAGAACCGCTCGTCGTTACCGGCGGCGGGGTCAGCGAAGCCCTGGGGGGCGAACCGCATGGTCACCGGCGACGAGAACGACAGCTTGAAGTGCAGGGAGCCGCCCAACCGCAGGTACTGGGTGCCGGTGGTGAGTGCCTGCTCGGTGAAGATCTCCAGCGTGACCGTGACGCCGCCGAAAATGGCGGTGCCTGTGTACGGGGCCGGGATACCCGCGTTGGGAACCGAGGGGATCGGCGGGTTGAACTGGCTCCAGTCGATGAACCCGCCGAGCTCGGGAGCGCTCACTTCCAGGTTCGACGCGGTACCGGTGTTCGAGCTGTAGGTGCCCTCCCACGAGGTGATCGGGTCGTTGTACTGGATGAACGGGAAGTCGCCGTCGCTGGCGTCGAGTCCGACGAGACAGCCGGGATGCGCCGGGTCGGCGTCGTTGAACTTGTGCAGCGTGAACGACGGGTCTTGGGTGGTCGGCTCCTGGTAACAGAGCGTTCCGATGACCTGGGCGCAGCCTTCGTCTGTGTCTGCGGCGGCGCAGTCCGTCACCGCGCCCTGGACGTCGTACGTCTCCCCGTCGAGGTTGATGTCGACGGTGCTGGTGACCGCCCCGGCCGCGTCCTCGATGTACTTGCGGATGAACCGCGTCACAGCCGGCGCAGCGGTGACGGCGAAGTTCCTCCAGAGGAGCGTCCCGCCGGTGTTGGACAGGGCGAAGCCGGTCGTGGAGGCCAGGCGGAAGGTGCCGCCGTCCCCGGCGCTGAACACGGTCAGCTCCCGGGTTGCCGGGTCGTAGGTGGCCGCGCCGCGCAGGCTCACCAGCGTCGCACCGGCAGGGAGCTGGGCGGTGCCGGCGGTGAACTCGTCGACGTCGAACACGACCTCGACCGGCTGGTCGAAGCTGACGGTGTTCGACCCGCTCGGTGTACCGATCCGGTACCCGCCACCGGGCCCGATCTGCACACCGTCCGGGGTGCCGCTGTGGGTCCAGGTGACGCCGTTCGCCAGCGTTCCACCAGCGCCGCCGAACGGGACGTTGACGGTGTCCGTGGCCCCGTCGATCACGTCGCACAGGATTTCCTGGTGCTGGAACACCTCGGGCGAATCGGAGGGGCCGCAGACGCCGACGACGCCTTGTACGGCGTAGACCGTGGTGCCGTCGAGGGCGGTGTCCGTGACGGTGGCGGTGCCGGTGCAGGTCCGACAGATGGTCCGCAGGAACGGCACGGCCTCCGTGGTGGATTCCCCGGGTACGCCGGGGCCGAGGAGGGACACGTCGTCCACGAGGGAGTCGATGAAGTCGCCGCCGACCTGGTCGACGAAGCGGACCGTCATCTCGGCATCGGTGGCAACGAGCGCCACCGGGCCGATCACGCCCGCCGCCGGCCACGCCGGGCCGCCCTGCACCACCGGGAGCGCGACAGTCTGGGAGTGGAGGACCGCGCCGGACCCGTCCACCACCTCGACCAGCACGCTTTGCGGTGTAGTGCCGCCCGTAGCCCACATGCCGATGCTGGCCGAGAACTGGTAGGTGAGGCCGGGGGTGACGGTCACCGTCTGCTCGGCGCTGCCTGCCGGGTTGTTGTCCGCCGACAGGTCGAGGAAGCCGACCGACCCGTCAGGGCTGGCGGACGGAACCTGACGCGCGCCGCCGGTCAGCGTCCACCCGGAGGCGTCCGCGGCGAACGTGCCGTTGGTGATCCGCTCGGGGGTCTCGCCCGGGGTGGTGACCTCGGTGACGTCGCACAGGAGCAGCGTCTCGCACGTGCACGAGTCGGGCGGCGGGCAGGGCTGCAAGGTGCCCTGCGGGGTGTAGACCGCCCCGGTCGCCGGGTCGACCGTGCGCGTACCCACGCGGTCGCCGCTGCTGGTGTCATAGACCGCCTCGACGAGGGCCTGACCGACGACCGTGCCGTCCGCGAGGACGTCGCACAGGAGACTGCCCTCGACGTCGACGCGCGGCACCGGGGGAAGGCTGGTGATGACCGGGCTCGGCCCGCAGCATCCGCTCATTACAGCTGCACCTCTCGGGTGTACGTGACGGTCACAGTGCCGTCGGTGGCGGTGATGGTGAGGGGCCCGGCCAGGCGGGCATGGGTGTCGCGGGCGACCGTCCAGGCGGCTTCCTCGCCGTCGAGGAGGGTGCTCGTGCCGTCGGCGGTCGTGACGGTGCCGGTGCCGCCGAACGCACGGGCGGTGACCGCCTGGAGCGTCGGCACGGTGGCGCCGTCCCACGTCTCGCCCGGGGCGAGGACCACACGGCCGGCCTGGACGCCGAACGCCGGGGGCGCGCCCTCGTCCTGGCCCTCGTCGCAGTCCATCGGCGCTACCGGCGCGTAGGGGGCCGAGTAGTCGGGGAGGTAGGTGCCCACGCTGGAGACGGTGCCGGCGCAGTCGACGGCGACCAGCTCGACGAATCCCACCTCGGGGATCCCGTCGCCGTCGGCGTCGTCACACCGACAAACCTCGAGTACGGATTGAGCCGGGCACGGCTGCTCCTCGCAGCAGGAACCGCCGCCGGTCGCCGTGCACTGTCCTGGCTCGCCAGTGAGGTTGTAGGTGGTGCCGTCGAGGGTGGTGTTCGTGACCGAGACGACCGCGCCGGTCTCACAGTCGATGGTGATGCTGCGGAGGAACTGCGTGGCGCATCCGGTCTGGTCGTAGACCACCACGGCGGCGAACTGGTCCAGCTGCCACCCGGTGCGGCGCGGCGGCGGGCAGGTGGCGCCGCTGTCGTCGTAGGCGTCGAAGGCGAGCGCTACGGCGACGTTCCCGGCGGCCAGGTCGGCGGCCGGGACGTCGGCCTCGGCGGTGAGCGTCCCCGACCAGCCGGCGGGAGTGTCCGGCGGGGTGAGCGCGAGCGCTACCCGGTTGGCTTCGCCGGCGCCGTTGTAGAGGGCGAGGAAGCCGGTGGCGCGGCAGCCGTCATCGGGGCCGAGCTGGGTGACGTCGACCTGCACGGTGACGCGGGCGGTGCCGGCGTCGCAGACGGGCCGCGGTGCCTGGATGATCGCCGCGGCGGTGCGTACGGTGCCCCCGGTGCCCGGCTGCGGGCCTGCCGCGTCCGGGAGGGTCAGCGTGCCGCCGTCCCACAGCGCCTGAGCGCCAGCCGCGGCCACGCCCGTGGTGTACGGGTAGTACGGCGCCCCGGGGGTGTCCGTGACGGTCGGGGCCGGTTCCCCGTCGGTGGGCACGTCGCACAGCAGGAGCGTGCTCGTGTCCCGGCACGCCTCGGTGCACTGGCCGACCACGCCCACCGGGTTGTAGGCGGTGCCGTCCAGGGTCAGGTTGACCACCGCGGTGACCGCGCCCGCCTCGTCCTGAACCAGCTTGCGGACGAACGGGCCGTTGTCGTCGCACAGCACCAGCTCCCCGTGGAACACCTGCGGGACCACGGGCACGGGGCCGGGCACCTCGGTGGGGCACTTGCCCACGGTGCCGGTGGGGAAGTAGCCGGCGCCGTCCAGGGTGTAGTCGGTGTGGCCGACGATCTGGGTGTTCTCGTCGCGCCGGTAGTCCCGCACGAACGCCACGGCCGAACCGTCCGGCTGGACGTCGCACAGCAGGACCAGGTCCGCCTCCGGCTGCGCCTGGCCGGCCGGGCAGTTCCTCAGCTCCCCTTGCAGCACGTACGTGTTGCCGGTGGCCGGGTCCACGAGGGTGACGCCGGCGAGGCTGCCGTCCGGGTTGTAGGCGTACTGGACGAGGACCAGGCCCAGCACCTCGCCCGTAACCGGGTCGGTGTCACACAGGGTCCCGGCGAGCTCGAATGCCCCGGGCGAGGAGCAGGCGCCGGTCCCCCCCGGGGGCGCGCCCGCGCTCCACACTCCGGTGGTGAGGTTGAGCCAGCCGTCCCGGGTGGTGGAGCCGTCACACTGGCGGGAGACCACCACGGCGATGGGCGTGCCATCGCCCAGGCACAGGCCCACCGTGGCGATCGGCGGGGTCGGCGCGCAGTTGGGGCAGGCCCCGACGTCGCCCTGCACCAGGTGCAGGGTCTGCCCGTCCAGGGCCACGTCCTCGTAGGAGGCGGTACCGGCCAGGAAGGTGTAGCGGCGCAGGAACGGCCCGGAGTCGTCGCACAGCATGACCGTCTCGCGCTCCGGGCACCCGTAGGTGCAGTCCACCGGGGAGACGGGCGCGTATGGCGTTGAGGGGTCGTCCTGGTAGGTGAGGAGCAGCGTGGCCGCCCCGTCGGCGGCCAGGCACCACAACTCGCTGTAGGTGGTGTCCGCCTGGCCGTCGCCGGTGGTGTCGTCGCACCGCTGGCGGCAGATCGTCTCCACACAGCCGGGGGTGTCGCACGGGCCGGCGTCCGCCGGCGGCGCGCCGGGGGTGAACACCCCGGTGACGGGGTCGATCCACCCCACCTGGACCGGGTCGGCGGCCGGGGTGCCGCAGGTGCCGCACGGGGACCGCACGACGACCAGCACCGTGGTGCCGTCCGCGCGGCACAGGGGCGTGGTGGCGATGGACGGGGCGCAGGAGCAGTCACCGGGCGTGCCGGTGCCGCCGTCCGGCCCACACGGGAGAGGCTCGATCGGCACGGCTCAGTCCTCCTTGTGGACCTGGCGGCGGTGGGAGTCCCGGCCGCGCTCGGTGGTGAACTCCCGGGAGCACAGGTCGCAGATGAAGGGGCCGCCGTCGCCGGTGGACTCCTGCTCGCCGTCCTGGCCGCCGGCCGCGTCGGAGGCGGCCAGATCGGTGGCGAGCAGCACGGCGTCCATGGCCCGCCGCACCGTCTCCGGGGAGGTGGCCGCCACCATCGCCGCGGCGTCCGCCTCCGGGTCGCCCGGGGCGGTCAGCGCCTGCGGGGTGGCGACCCCGAGCAGCTCCGCCCCTGCCGGCTCCTGCTCCTGGTGCTGGTGGCCGGGGGGCGGGGTGCCGTTGGCGGCGTCCTCGGTCGGAGACACGTACCGGTGGCCGTCCACGATGGCCCCGATCAGCACCTCCTCCGGCGCGTCCACGAACTGGTGGGCCGGCACGCCGAACTCCCCCAGCCCGATGGTGCCGATCTTGGGGGTCTGGGCGGTCGCCCAGCGGGCGAAGGCCACCAGCCGGGACCGCTCGGGCTTGATACGGATCACGTTGCTGCTCACGGGCAAGCCACCACCTGGACGGCACAGACGGTGCAGGTGGTGCCCACGACGACCGTGCGCTCCGCCAGCACCCGGCGGTCGTTGTTACGGATGTTCACCGACGCGGACGCGCGGGAGCGGTCCGGGATGACGTCGACCGGGCCGCGGCGGATGACCACGGGCCCGGTGATGTAGAGCCAGGCCGCGCCCGGGTCGGCGGGGATACCGCCCGGCCCCTGGTTCAGGAAGGAGTAGCCCGCGCCGATGACGACGCAGTTCCCGGCGAGCGTCGACAGGTTGCCGGTGCCGGGGTCCTCGCGGACGACGTTGCAGCAGCCCAAGAGCGCCGCCACACCGGCCGGGACGTGCAGCACGCCCTGCCCGCCGTAGTTCTCCGCCAGGCAGCCCTCCAGCGCGGCCACGCCCTGCGCGATGTTCAGCGGCCCCTCAGGCGGGGTGAGGTCCACGGCGTCCTGGGTGAGCTTGGACCGCATGAACCCGGCCTCGATGGCGTGCTGCTCGCCGAGCGCCAGCGCCGCCAGGGCCTGCTCCCGTGCCTCCTCGTACGGGAAGCCCGGCGCGGAGCACTCAACGCCGGCGTACACCGTGATGGGCGCGGCCACCTCGGTCTCCAGCCGGGCGAACTCCTTTTCCGTGGGGGCACCCGGCACGGGGTCCTCACACGGGTCCGGCCAGTCCCTCGCCGGCGCGCACCCCAGCGCCAGCCACTCCACCCCGTTCAGCTGGTGGATCTCGTCCTCGGAGACGTCGATGACGTTCGTACACGAGGCGCCGAGGATGCCGTGCGGGAGCGGTGTGCCAGGGATACCGGGGACCGTTTGGCGCAGTCCTGCGGGCATCACGCACCTCCAGTCATGGGTGGGGCGCGTGCCGGGCCGTGGCGGGGAGGCCTGGGCCCGGCACGCGCGTCATGGGTGACCGGGGGCGGTCAGGCGGCCGGGCAGGCGACCAGGGTCTGCGCGCCGGTCTCACCGGAGGCGCAGACGGGCACGGTCACGACCCGGGTGTCGACGGAGCGGTCCACCAGCGCGACGCACTCTTCAGCAAACAACGCGGTGTAGTCGTTGCGGCTGAACTTGGCGCTGTCGTGGATGACGCCCAGGTTGACGTCCTCGCCGCGGCCGATGACCAGGCTGCCGGCCGGGTAGATCATGAACTGGACGGTGTCCGGCCAGGTCGTGGCCGCGGCCGGTCCGCCGATGTCGGTGGGGACGGCCGGGGCCAGGCCGCGCGCCCACTGGATGCGGACACCGAGCGGAGTGAACAGCGCCTGGACGTCGGCGACGGACACCTCGTTGATGCCGACGCCGTTACGGCGCGCCAGGTCCGCCAGGAAGAGGTTGCGGCTCCACCACGGGAAGACCACCTCGAGCGCGGTGGTGTCGCACAGGCTGTGCTTCTCGATCATGTCGGCGGCCTGGAGGGCGACCGCGCCGAACACGGCGGAGATGGCGCCCATGGACACGGGGATGGTGACCGGGGTCGCGGTGGCCAGCGCCTTCTGGAACAGAACCTGCCGCAGCCGGATCTCGTGCGCCACCATGCTGTTGCGCAGGTACCAGGCGATCAGCTCCGGGAAATGCCTCTGCGTCAGGATGCCGGCCTCCAGGCAGACGCCGACCGCGTCACACCTGACCTCGACCGGGTCCGGGCAAGGGATGCGAAAGCAGGGCTTGGTGTTGCCCGCGATGTCGTCAGCCTCGGTGTGGACCCAGGTCATGGACGACACGTCCAGGGACAGGGGCTTGTAGTAGCGCAGGCCACCGCGTGCGAGCTGGATCTCCGGGGCGTCCCACAACATATCCGGGCAGGACGTGTCCGTGAGTTCGTAGAGCGTCTCGGAGGGGGCGCACCAGCCACCACTGGCGACCAAGTCGCCCTGCGGGAGCCGGGACTGGCTGGAGGCGGTCATGGCGACCGTCGTGCCCTCCGGCGCGCTGCTGGAGTCCGTGACGATGGTGTCCGCCGCGTACGGGTGGTGGTAGCTGATGACCTGCCCCACGCCGCCGCCGGCCGTCTTAAGGGCGGTCGCCCGGGAGTTGATGCCCCGGACCACGTCGTCGAAGTTGAGGTCGCTGCCCGGGGTGTAGCCGGGGACGTCGACGGCCGCGGTGATGGTGGTGCCCGGCGGCGGGGCGTCCGGCAGGACGCGCGGCTGCGCGCGACGGACGGCGCGCAGGTTGAGGGCCGGGCGGGTCGGCACGACCACGCCGGCGGAAGCGGTCGCCTCCTGCTGCGGGGCGGCCGGGGC